CTCGGTCTGGCCGCCGGTGACAGATGTATTACCCAGAGGCGACCGGGTATTCAGCTGCCGCAAGGTTCGCTCGATTCTCGCAAACCGGTCATCGTCGGAACGTACAATCTTGCCCATTTTGGCCCCGTTCTACTGCATCTGCAGCGTGATCTTGTGATCTAGCCCGCCCTTGAACCCGACCAGCCGAAGGTCAGACCATCTGTCAAAAATCCACGGATGGTCTGTGGTGTAGACGCGATGCGGCTGGCCTAGCACCAGTTCGCCAACGCCAGGGATACCGTCAGCACGCACGTCAAGTCGCCAGTCGCTAACAGGCTTTTGACGCGATGAGATCCCTGACGCAGCATGTGACTGCAGCGCAGACCCGCTTTTCAGTTGCGAGTACGACTCGTCTACCTCGAGCGCGATCATGTCCGTGTCTGAGCTGGTCTGCCACGCAGAGCGCACCAATAGCTTCTGCTCGGACCCGTCACCTGTGGCGTAGATGACGTTTGCCTGCTGGTCACCATTCCCATCGAGGGACAGCTCGGCTAGCGAGGACCGTGACGCCGAATAGATCCATTCCAGCAATGGGCCGTCGAGGTTGCCTAGGCGAGGTTCGAGGTAGTAAGTCCCGTCTGGGCGCACACGGGGCCGAAAATCAATGTCGGGTCCGCCGTCGTCGTCCTGAATCTCGGCTAGCTCATCCTCAATCGTCGGCATGTTGTAGTCGTGCCAGGTACGCGACTGGTTACCGGACATGCCCACGGGTGGCATAGCCATGGGCAGCATCCAGTTGGCATATGAAGGCCCCTCGCACGCCCAGCGGATGAGCCGCCCGGCGATTGATACATGCGATTCATTCGTGACCCGCCGCAGCCCTTTCGGGTCGTAGCCGCTGACCCCAATGGTCTTACGCGACTTAAAGACTTCCCGTATCTCTGAATGGTCAAAAGTTACGGTCGTAGCCGTGACCTTTGACGGGTTGGTCAGTACGCCAATGTAAATTGGAATGTCATTCCAGCAGTGAACAAGCATGCGGGACCATGGTTCCAGCAGTTTGCGCCGTGAATCTCGGCGCGCTGCTATTGATGAACCTGACCCAATGCCTTCCATAACGAACGTTGCTGACCCAGAGCCAATGCCGTTCAGTCGGCGCTCCCAGCTAAAGTCAGACAGGGAAGTCGAATCAACCTGCATGAGCGGCTGGCCTGTTAGCGTCTGGCAGAGAAATGTTTTCCACATCAGATGTACGTGTCCCTCACGTATGTGGTCATCGACAACGCTCCCGACGAAGTTACAAGACGAGTTGCTTCCTGAACGCCCGAGCGCACGACCCACGTGTCTGCGCGGCCAGTGACCCCGTATGCAACCGAACCGTCGATAGTGATTTGACCCGTAGCCATATCGATTGAATGTGGCGAACCCGCGACGACTGGCCTGTTGACCTCGTAGCGCGCGTTGTCAGGGCCGTTGATCACGTAGCTCGGGCCGGACCCGGTAACTACTATGCGCGGCGACGCGTCAAAATTGCCGTAGTGGTAGACGTACTGCAGCCCATTCGGGCCAGAGTCAAACCCGCGTTCATCCCCATACTTCCGCGGGTTCGCGAACCGGTATGTGAAGTCATAGGTAGCGATGCGACCCGGTACTAGGGTGCGAAAAGCAACGCCAGAGGAGAGCCGACCCTCGGCGTATGAAGTCACACCCTGGTAGTTGACGACTGCACGGCGTTTGCCATGTAGTGCCGTACGGAGATGTTGGCCGTAGGCCCCAAGATCCGCAGCAGAGGATGCATGGCACATACCCGACACGTTCAGGAGGCGTGCTTCGTAGAACGTGTCGCTCTCGTATGCACCGTGGGCGTTTGCGCGGTCTAGATTCTCGAAGCGAACGTCCGGCAAGTCCTCCCAACCTTCGAATCCATCAGAGTCGATAAAGAATCCTTCGTCGCCTTCACCGCCTTTGAAATACAGGCCACCGATCTGCAAGGTGTCATCCGTTGTGAAACTCATCAGCGACCACTCCAAGCGCGTTGCGCGTCTCGGCGCACCTTGTTTGCCAACTCGGACTCGGACATACCGCGAGATGGGTGAATTTCTTGATTGACGGTCACGGCAGGGCCTGCTGGTTCGGGCATCACAGGTGTTGCTCCGTACGACGGGAGGCCAGCAGAGAACCGGCTAGCGTCCCACGTTCCGCCATCTGCAAAGCTGTCGACACCGAAACGGTCAATTCGGCCACCATCCGCAACGCCCATCGGGCGTATTCCCTTGTCAAGCGCAGCACGGAGCGCGTATACGCCCGCGTGGCCACCAAGGGCCGACACATCTTCCGCATCTAGCATGTGTTCGCCGACCGAAGCCCACACAGGGATGTTGTCTTGCTTAGGTCCACCGACACCCGTGATTGGGCCACCCTCAGCCCGCATGAGACCGCCCGTCCACGACGATGCAGGACTCTCGTTTGTGGCACGTACGGCGATGCGCACGACGCGACCTGAGTTGAGAGCGATCAGGTTGTCGATAGCCTGCTGAGCTGCAGCCTTGTCCGCCATGATCCTGATTTCCTTGGACGACGGGAGCTGGAACACCCGGTCCGCAAGGGCTTTGACCTGATCGGCGTTGTAACCAGCGGCCGCAGTCGATTCCTCGAACTTCGACCGCTGATCAGCAAGCGTCGCCGCGTACTTTTCGGTGGCCTCAGCTCCGCTCATGGTCTTAAGGTCCAGTTCGTACTGGTCCTCCGCAGCCGCTCGAGCTGCGTCCGCTACCTTCGTCAGGCTGGCCGCGTTCGATGCGCCGGCAGCCGTGTTCTCATCAAGACTCAGCGAGAACCCGTCAAGCGATTCCACGTACCCGTCGAGCGAGCCGTGCGCCTCTTCGTACGCCTCCTTCTGCAGGGAGATGAAGTCGTCTTTTTGGCGCTCCACGTCCTCCGAGATGCCCGCCAGCGACTCCTGAAACGCAGCATTCGACTGCACAGCGTCGCTGTTCAGTCCGTTCAGCTCGTTGAAAATGTCGATCAGGGACTCAAGCTCGGAAGACAGTGCTTCCGCCGCCTCAGCCTGCGCCGTGATTGCCTCAGCGGCAGTCTCAGATGCTGTCCCCGCCTCCTCCTGCGCAAGCTTGAGAAGGTTGTGATCATCCTTAGAGAAGCCAGCCGCCGATGCTTGCTCGACCAGCGCGTCTCGATACTCCGGCATCGAGTTGATGAGCTGGATCATCTGATAGTCAGACAATTCCATCTCGTCAGCAATCTGCGAGAACGCAGCCTGTGCAGCCGGGAGATCAGACTGAGCCGTCTTTGCAAGCTCGGATCCAATGTCTTTCAGCGACTTGCGGAGCTGCTGCGCCGGCAGGTCGAGTCCCGTCAAAAACTCGCTGGTGTTGATCTTGTTCAGCGCTTCTTGGAACGCACCTGCGGAGCTGGTGGCCTCGTCGAGTCTCGAGATGACTCGACCCTCGTCAGCGACCTCAAACAGTGCTGCCGCGGACGTGCCGGTCTTGATGACGTTCTGGTACTCCTCCGTTGATGCCTTGAGAGATTCCAGGTAGTCATTCAGCAGCTTGACGCCCAGACCCGCGGCGACGAGAGCAATGCCATAAGGGCCAGTCAGGAACGCGGCCATCTTCGACAGACCCGACACTCCCGCGGCAGTGGCCTTCTGCAGGCCAGCCGACGCGGCTGCAACAGCCGGGATATTCGACGACGACAGCACCGTAAGGGCCGCGGAATACTCGGCAATCTTCGGGACCGCCAGTAGGAAAGCGCCACCCGAGAGAGCAGTGATCGCTGCAAGGGCAACGAGCACCGATGTCGTCTGAATGACTGGCGCAGGGAGCGCGCCGAAACCGGCAGCGATGTCCGCAACCGCAGTCGCAGCAGCAGACACGGCGGGCAGGAACGTGTCACCGAAAGTGATCGCCGCGTCGTAGATACCGTTGCGGGCAATCTCGAGCTTGGCGGCGGTCGTCTCGTACCGCTTCTCGGCCTCAGCCTGCAGAGCGTTGTTCTCATCCCACGCCTTAGCGCCCAGGTCGAGCGAGTCGGACAGCAGGTCGCTGGCACCTTTGAGGCGCAGCAGCGTCGACACCTCTTCGGTCGACTTGATACCAAGCTCAGACAGTGTGCCGATGACGTTACCGCCGGACGACTCGACGTCGTTCAGGCCCAAAATGAACGAGTTCATCGCGCCGATAGGATCTGTCTCGAACGCGCTTGCAAAGTCCTGCGCGGACATGCCGGCCACGTCAGCGAACGCCTGCGCCTTGTCGCCGCCCTCGGACAGTGCGGCGTAGATGTCCTGCAGCACGCGGGACATCGCACCGCCACCCAGTTCGGCAGAGATACCCACCGACGCCATAGCGTTCGACATAGCGAGAATGTCAGCCTCGGACGCGCCGATGAGCTTGCCGACACCGGCAAGACGCTGTGCCATGGAGATGATTTCCGCTTCCGTGGAAGCGCCATCGTTGCCCAGCGCGACGAGCGCGGAACCCAGGTTCTCCACCTGATCAGGGGCGGTGCCCATCACGTTCATCAGCTGGGCAATCGACGTTGCAGCCTCATCCGCAGAGAGGTTCGTCGTCTCGCCCAGGTTGATCATCACTCGGGTGAAGTCGGTGATCGAGTCACGCTGCACACCGAGCTGCCCAGCCGCTTCTGCGACCGCAGCTATCTCCTCATGCGTGGATGGCAGCTCACGAGCGAGACCGCGGAGCGATTCCTCAAGCTCATTCATCTGAGCCGGGGTGCCATCGACAGTCTTAGTGACGCCAGCCCACGCGGACTCCCAGTCCAGAGCGGCCTTGACGGCCAGGCCAGTCGCGGCCAGCGCCGCGGCACCGACCGCGACCAGGCCGGCACCGGCAGTTGTCATTGCCTGGTGCTGTTTGGCAACTGCCTGCTCGGCTTCCTGCGCGGCTTCCGTGGTTTTCTTGGTGGCTCGAGTTGCCTGCTCGAACCCCTGCACGTAGCCCGCGACCTGCGCGCTGAGAACTACCTTGGTCTGGCGGTCAGTCACCAAAACCACCACCAATCACGTTGTTGAGTTAGGTGCACGGGACACGTGCCGGTCGGGCCGCATGGGCCAGGAACTACTTGGGTGCCACGACCTCGGGGAGGCCCACCGTGAACCGGAAGCCGTGCATTTTCTGGTGCGCGTACTTGTCCCGGTATTCCTCTTGCAGCCGGTCCAGCTCGGCCTGCGCAAAGTCGACGGTTGCCTCAGCAACAAACCGACCCTTGTTCGCCGGGTCCGTTGCTACGTCCATCGGGATCCCGTGCGGGCCGCGCATTCTGTCCTCGAGGCGTGACAGCAGCAGGATTGCGAGTTCGTTGGGCGTGAACTCTGGGTCGCGGCGCTCGATGGCCGTCAGCAGCTTGCCGGCGTCGTCGTAGATGTAATCCGTGCGCACGGTCGGCTCCCAGCCGTGCAGTCGACGAATCGACACGCCCATCTCACGAGCTAGTCGAGCTTCTTCTCCGAGACGACCGACCGTGCTTTTTTTAGTGCCTCGAGACGCTGCTCAGGCTCCCACTGGTTGAGCGCCCAGATGGCGGAGCAGACAGCAGAGATATCGGAGCCGGGCAGCTTGGCGAACAGAGCCGCCCACTTCTTGGCCTCGTACTTCACCGGCACGCCGTCCTCGATAACGGCCCCGCAAAGTGGTGCGGCCTTGAGCGCAGCCGCCTGAAAGTTGTACCCGTATCGGCGGTCGAGGGGCGACTCGGCGCGCGCCGGCGACTTGGCCGTGATTTCGGCCCACTGCACCCCGCCAACCTGCTCAAACCTCAGGGTCAGCAGCTTGCCGGCAATCGAGACGTCGACCGTAGTAGACGGGACGGTCTCTTCATCAGCAGACACCAGCAGTTCATCGAGCAAAGACATTGGTTTTCCTCCCACGGAACCCACGGACAGAAGGGATGAAACCGGCCAGGGCGCTCCGTGGGCGTGGTACGCCCTGGCCGGGGTCTAGGGGTGGTTACGCCACAATCTGGACGTCGCGGTGCACCTTGCCGGTGACGTTCAGCGCCTGCGTGCGCGTCAGCTCCTGGTTGGTCACCGGGGCATTCTTGAGCGACACCGACGCCTGAATGGGAATGACGTCCACGAGCTGACCCGCAGTGGGATCAATCTCGTTCGCGACGGCCCAGCGCTCGACGATGTAGCCCTGGGTGCCCTTGGGCAGAGCCAGGCGTACAACATCGCCCTCGGTGTTCGTGTAGGCGTACGTGATCGCCAGGTCGTCGACCTCGGTGCCGTCGTACTGCAACTGCGTCGGCAGCGTCAGGCGGTTGGCGGTGACCTTGTTGATGGTCACCGTGTGGTTGTAGCCGTCACCCGTGATCGAGTACGTGAGCTTCACGACGCCCGAGGCGGCGAGCTCAGTCGCCTTCGGCTTGGACGGGTCGGCCAGCGTCGGAACGAACAGGACAAGCCCGTTGCCATCGGACGGGGTGCCTTCGGGAACTTCTTCGAGGCTCATTCGGCCCCCTCCTTTTTGGTGTTGCCCACGGACTTGCTGCCAGAACCGGACGGTCGAGCAGTGGTCTTGATGACGGCGGGAGGTTTCTCAACCGGCGTCTTGTCGAGCACCTTGTAGTCGTCCGGGCGCGTAGCAACCCAGCCGGACGGTGCGTAGAACTCGTCGTCAGGGCCGTTGGCCGACTTGACGCGCAGGAATCCACTCATTGCTGCTCCTTAAAAGCGAAAAACCCCGCGGGAGCGGGGCCGTGTGTCAGGCGACGAACGATGTAAGTTCCCATTCGTCGACGAGGTAGTACAGGGGCGGGTTGAGGTCCGTGTCGTCCTGCATCGGCTGACCTGCGGGGTGACGGATAGGCCAGCAGCGATGCCCGTCGACCTGCAGCACCGTGTCGAGCAGTTGCGCCCGAAGGCGGGCTGCAACCCATCGCGCTTGACCGGGCGACGTGCCGACACTGTGAGTGACGTACGTCCAGTCCTGTCGCCCCTGAGGCCCCGTGAACCGGTGACGTGAGTCACCAGGCGTGGGAGTAAACACAGACACGTAGAACTCCGGGCGCGTCTTCACGTTGCCCTCGTACGTCAAGTCGGCAAGCTCAGCGTCACGCTTGATCGCGTCCATGAACGCGTCAGCGTGCGACTCGACGCTCATAGGCCCGCGGCTTTCTGCGCGTCCGCGACGGCGGTCTGTAGGAACTGCACGTAGTCGTCGTTCACGTCCAGCAGAGCGGACCGGCCTGATCCTCGCGGTGACGAACCTAGTGAGCCGAACTCGTCGACCCACACCAGGCTGCCCTGCTGCCCCTTGCCGCCCGTCTTAGGGGCAACCTCGGCGCTGATGATGTCGCCCCGGATCGCTTGCCCGCCGTACAGGTCAAACCTGATCGCTCGAGCAGCGTGCGGGAACGATTCAGAACCGGACAGGCGCGAACGCCAGCCCTCTTTGACACGGACAGCGCCCTTGGTCGTCGCCTTGCGGACGTTCTCAACCGCAGCCTTCGGAATCTGCTCTAGGTCGACAAACAGCTCATTCAGTTCAGACGCGTCAAGTGGCATCAGGTAGTCACCTCCACGGAGAACCGACGTGCGGTCATGTCGCTGCCGACTGACGGGGCCTTCACCCGCGCGCGCGTGCCGACCATGCCGGGGTCGGTTTCGGACGCGGTGATCTTGACCACCATGTCTTTGCCGACGGCGGTAGATGTGTCGACAGGTAGCGAGAGAATCTGGTCCTGCTCAACAAGCAACTGCCCCGCGGCGTCAATCTCGCCCGCCGCGGTGTTGCTGGTCTTGAGCCGGCACGGACCCGAGTAGACGGCAGTGAAGGTCGTCTCGTGCTTCCCAGTCGCGGGGTTCACTTTCGGGCTGCGAGCCTCAGTCCCGATGTCGCACTTGTCGGTCATGCGCTTTTCTGCCGCGCGTCGACCAAAGTAAAGGATTCGTGCCTGTCGCATTGCGCCTCCTATTACCAGGGGATATAAACGCCCGGGGTGTTCGTCGGGACGTAGCCAGCACCGGACTCGACGGGGCCGCGGGTCGTCTCGATGGTGCCGATACGCGACCGCCCTGCAGCCCTGAGAGGGGCAAGCTGCCGTTTCTCACTGGCAGTCAGGTACGCGCCTGACTCATCGACCTTCCATGCGGCCTGAGCGTCGTCTAGACCGCCCTGCGTCTGAGCTTCCCGGTTGTCGTAGACACGGCTCGCGCAGTACAGCGTGACCATAACCGCGGACTCGGGCACGGGGGTGACGAGCTGGCCGGCATCGTCCGCCCACGTCCGCCCTGATTCAGTACGAACCAGGGCGGACGCCACACGGAGGCACATGGCCGCTCGCTTGCCGTCCGCACTATCTGCGGTGATCGGTTCCCCGATCCAATCGGCAAGCTCAGTCACCCCGGCAAGTGGTGCCAGGGTGCCGGCCATCAGGCCACCGACACCGAAACGGCGCGGTCGGCGTCGAGCGTCGCGGCACCGTAGAAGGTGTCGACAACGCTCTGGTCCTCGAGCTGCAGGGGATTGTACTGCTGGATCCAACGGAGGGCGTAGCCGTCCTGCGCGATGGTGGCCGACTTGGCGGCACCCTCAGGCTGACGCGACGGGCGCGTGACGTGGGCAAACGCGTCCGTGTGGTAGCCAACGCCGAAGTCCTCAGCGAGAGCGGAGTCAGCGACGATAGTGAAGCCCATCAGACGGCCAAGCGTGGCCTCCTGCAGGACGGACGCGGTACCGGCCTCGTTGACCTTCTGGAGCTGGTCAACTCGGAGCGCCGCGGCCTCAGCAGCCGAACCGACCGCGAAGAAGCGATTGGCGGCGGGCACCTTGCGGTCGTTGAGAACCTTGCGGGTTGCAATGAGGACGTCGAGGAAGTTGCTACCGTCCTCGGCGATGGCCGGGATCGACGCGTCGGTGGCAGTGACGGACATCTCAGCCACGAGAGGCGCAGCAAGCTCGTCGACGACCGACTCGGCCTGAGGCTTGAACACCTGGCGGGTGATGTCCTCAAGCGTGAACGTGGCGAAGTTGTCCGGCAGGCGGACGGCGTTGTAGACCTGGTTGTCGAGCTTGACCGGGAACCACTCTTCGATCAGGTCATTGAACCCGATGGCGTCGCGCGCGGCGCGGTTGGCGGGGGTGTAAACCTTGGCCTTGCCGGCGCTGATCGGGCCGCGCACGTTGACGGTCTGGCCACGCCCAGCGACGAACTCGGTCGAGAAGTCCTGACGGACGGTGCGGGTGAGGTTGGAGAGCCAGCGGAGCGACGAGAGAGTCGCCTGAGCAGCCTCAGTGGGGGTGTAAAGCGAGTTGACCACGGTTGGTCTCCTTCGTTTGAATAGGGAAGATGCACCACTGAGGCGGGTGCGTTACCTGGCGAAAATGCCGGCGGCAAACTCGTCGGAGTTGAACGGCTTCTTGGGTTCCTGAGTGGGATCCGCACCGCCGCGCAGGTTCTCGCGGGGCTGGTCGGTCGGCGGCTTCTTGCTGCCGAACATCGACATCAGTTCCTCGGCGTCCTGCAACAGCTCCTCTTCCGTCGTTCCGGTGAGGCGCTTGACGAGCGATTCAGGCAGACCGTGCTTGACACCGACGCGCAGGCGCAGGATCTCGGCTTCCAGAGCCGGAACCTTGTCGCCCTTCTCGGCGTTCGCCTTGTTGACCTGCTCCTCGGCTGCGAGGCGCTTGCGCAGCCCAGCGGCCTCCGAGTTCACCTTGCGGATCTTCTCGCGCGCCTTGTCCGGGTCGAACGTGTCCCCATCGGGGTCCGTGTTGTCTGCCGGGTCGTTGGTGTTCGCGGGCGGATCGGTGACAGTCGTCGTCGTGTCGCCCTCCGGGGGCGGGGTGACGGTGACCTGCGAGCCGGGCGTTTCGGTGGTGACGGTCGTGTCTGACATGTGTTGGCCCTCCCGGGGCTGGTCAAGCTGCCACCAGGGCAGCGCTAACCCGGCCCCGTGCGGGGTCGGGAAATCTACTTGTTGCGGGCAAGCGGCGAGTCACGGAACGCTCCGTTAGCTCGCATGCGGGGCAGCACCGACGATTCGGTGCGCGAGAACCCGGCGGCGTTGGCTTCCTGCGCGGCTTTCTCGTAGTCCGCTTGGAAACCGCGTTCCTGTTCGTTCGGCTCCCACGAGCCGTAGACAATCTCGGCGGTGCAACCGCAGTGGCCGTGGAACCGCAGTCCCGACTTGTTGTCGAGCAAGCCGCCGCCGTCCGTGCCTGCCTGCGTTGCGGATCGGTACACCGGGCCTCGGCTGCAGAGCATTGCGCAGAACGTGCAAGGGTTGCCGTCCGAGACTCGACGCCAGCCGATTGCTTGACTGTCAGATGCCGTGGTCTGGTCGATGAGCTGGCGGCCACCCGAAAGCACCTGCCGGCGCATGATGCCCGTGAACTTCCGCAAGCCCTCGCTGTGCGCCGTCGTGCCGGTCATACCGCCGCGCGTCAGCAGCTTGACCCGTACGGGACCAGCGAGCAGCAGCGCCTGCGACATCTCAGCCGCGACGAATGCCGGGGTGACGACACTGCCAATGTCTGCGCCCAGCTCAGCGACTCTGTAGCGCGGCACGTACGCGGCGGCAGTTGCGACCGAGCGCCCGTTGTAGCGACGCAGCGTCTGCATATTGCGCGCCAGCCACCGGGGCGTGGACGCGTCCAGGTTGTCCGGGTCTAGCCCGTCCCAGAGCGCCATCGCCTCGGCGGCAGCTTCCGCCGAAAGTGCGAGCTGCGCGCGCCTGTGGGCCTCGGTTAGCTCCCTGCCCTCAGCCGTCAGTGCCATTGGACTGAGCGTTCACAGCGCGCGCTAGCAGCTCATCAGCGGACGGGTTCTCCCGCTTGTACGTGAGCCATGCCTGAGCGACGTCGGGTGTGACGCCAGGGATGCGATCCCACAGCTTCTCGACGGGGATGCCCAACATGCTTGCCATCTTCCCGAGCGCATCCGCAGCCTGATTCATCGAACGTGAACCCAGGTCGCGCCAATCCACCGTGAGAGTGAAGTCGGCTGCGTCTTCCTCGCGGCCCTCCTGATGCGCAGCGAGGCGCAGGGTCTGTGCGTGCGAGTCGCCAAAGCCAACTTGCCGCTCTCCCGCTTTCAGGTCGAGCATGGCCCGGGCCTCAGCGATGGCCTCGGCAGACAGGTTGATCATCTTGCCCGTGAGCGCGTGCGCCGGCGTCTGCGAAATAGCGGCCAACGTCTCGACGTCTTTATCCTCGGCGGCAATGATGCCTTCGAGCGGCGTCTCGTCGAGCGTGCCGAATGTCACGCCCTCTTCACCGGTGAGCATGTCGCTCTGCCGCAGCATGAGCTTGATGCGCTCACGTTCGGCAGGATCCTCCGGCATGTCGAGGCCGGTCGCGTATCGGACCTTCCACGAGTTGTAATGCTGAAGCATCAGACGGTCAAACGTGGTCTTGTTGACCCGCTTAGCCACGGTTATGAGCGGTTCCACCTCGCCCGGGGTGCGGCCCTCGAGGTCGATCTGATTGGAGTAACGGATTGCTGGCGCAACACCCGTGGCGTGCACGTTGTAGTCGACGAACTGCAGTCGGCTGTCCTGGTAGACGAGCCGGTAAGCAGCCTCCTCGTCGACCACGAGATACCCATTGTCAGCCGACTTGCGCAGGTAGTACATCGGGTACTCGTCGATGGCTGGATCCTGGTAGACCGCGAACATGTTGCGAGGCGAGAACCCGCGAATCACCGAACCGGTGTCGCCAGGCATGACCGTGGTGTACGCGTAGCCGTACGACAGCGCTGCACGGTGAATGGCACGCTGACGCGACGGCATGCGGTTACGGAGCCACGGACGCCACACCGGCGCAACCGTCTCACCCTCAGGGGTTAGCCGGTCGGAGGAATGGGCCTGCTCAGCGAAAAGCTGCTGGGCAAGGTTGGTGACAACCAGACTCATCCATCCCGACTCGGACAGGTCGCGCAGCCCGCGCTGCTCCTGCTTGGCGTGGTTCGGGACGTTGATCTGCTCAGGGTTCCAGCGGAGCCACCCGTCAATCACGTCGAGCCGCGTCCGCTCATGCGTGAACTGCGGAATCAGCAGGTCGGACGCAAGCTCGAGCACGGCCTTTTGCTTCATCACCATGCGCGGCCACCCTTCTTTTTCCCGTTCGTGAGCACAGCCCGGCGGACCATGCGTGCACCGACCATGCAGATAGCCAGGTCGATCTTGTTCTTGGAATCTCGCCCGTCCTTGGAGATGGAAACGTGCCCCTGCACGGGGTAGCGTCGGGCGTTCAGCACATGCCTGCGCAAGCGCGCATCAGCATCGTGAGTGAACGCAGCCGACTTGATTTCTTCGAGCGTGTAGCCCACCGCCTCAGCGAACGCTTTCGCGTTGTCACGGGCAGCCATGTCGAACATGACTGCACTGCCGTTACCGCCCACGCGGCCCGATGCCCAGACGCGCAACTTCTGCCGGTACTTGAGGTTCCACTTGTTGAACAACGGATCCCAGTACCGGTCAAGCGTCTCGTCATCGCGTGTGTGCGATGGGTCGCCGTAGAACCCGACCACCCGGTAACGCTCGAAAGCGCCATCGACCGCGGCGTCTACTTCCTCCCGCGGGGCGAGCCAACCGTCGCCACGCTTGCCAGGGGGCCGCTGCCACATCTGAACCGTGAACACGTGCCCGTCCGACATGCGGCAACCCACCAGGGCCGTTGCGTCATCAGACTTGGAGCAGTCGAGAAACATGACGACTTCCTCGCCCGGCTCGACGACCTGCGTCGCATCTGCCAGCGGATCCCACTCGGCAGGCTCCGTCCAAGCATCCTCGGCAGCAGTGATCTGGTTGTACCACTTGCGGCGCGACTCACTGGGTGTGTTCTGCGGGTTCGCGATCGACTTCTTGATGCGCCCCTCAGCGTCAAGCCACACAGCGTCACCGCGTACCGACTTGACCACAGACGGGGCGGCTTCCAGCGTGAGCGGAGCCTCAGGGGGAGCCTCGAGCGAGTCGTACATGACGCCGAAGTCGACATTGGTCGAATCGGACCCGTCAGCGCCCAAGAGTGTCGTCTCGTACGCCTCACGCGCCCGCTGGCCGACCGAATCCTCACCAGGGCGGTACGCGTTGCAGATGTCCAACATGCGGGCGGGAGAACCCACCTCGGACTTGGCCGCGTTCCCCTCAATCGCGCCGGCCATATCGTGACCGCCGTTGCTCGAGTTCCAGTTCTGCGTCTCGTTTCGGCCGATCAGCGTGGGACGTCCACCCTCAATTGCCATGACAGACGCCGTGACAGCCTCGGTTTGGCGGGTGTCGCCCATGCCCCACACATTTAGCTTGCCGACCTGCACGCCGTAGCGGCGTCGGGCTTCGGGGCTGATGAGTGACGGGAACAGTTTGAATGTGTTTTGCGTCTGCACCTGAGACACCGCGACAATCTGAATCCACGCGTTCTCGTTCTCGCGGCCAACCGGTTGGTCACCGTCCAAGTGAGAGAACAGCGTCGGGCCGAACATGTGCCCCACGGCGAGAGTGGCAAGAATCGGATCCTTGCCCCACCCCTTGAGCCGCTGTAGCACCGCAGAGTGAAACTTGAACTGCGCCGTCTCGTCGAGCGCAAAAAACCACAGAATGAATCTGGTCTGTTCAGCCGTGTACTGCCACGGCCCTTTCTTGCCCTGCAGCCACTGCCCACACCAAGCCAGAAACTCCCACCCGAGCGTGTGCTCAGGCAGAACCCAGCCGTTATCCCACTGCCACGTCGGACCGATCTTCACCGGCTCCCACTGCAGCTCAACAGGAGGCGTCGTTTGCTCGAGCAGTTCTCTGTACCAGCCGATAATCTCGGCCTGCTCTGACGCTTCGGACTTGATGAAGGCAGGGGCGCTAAGAAGCCTTGCCATGCGCGTGCGCCCAGCGAGCGCTACCGCCCGCGCGCTGCGCGTTGACCTTGCCAGCGCCGCCCTCCTCGTCAGGCAGCTTGAGGCCCCGCAGCAGGGCGACCATGGTCGACCGGTGCTGACGCAGCTCCTGCACGAGCGGGTGCGCGACAATCTGGCCCTGCGAGCCATTCACCGTTAGGGGCTGGCCCTTGAGTTCGGTTTCCATCTTCTCGATGAGATCCGCCTCGGCACACGCCGCCTTGAGCGCTTCCAACTCGTCTTGCCGAAGCGCATAGACCTTGGCCGTCTCGCGCCAGAGCTTGCGCCCTGCCGCCTCGAGATTCTTCGGTGTCTCTGCAGGCTTGTGCTCAGTCATGGTTTGTCCTCCGGGGACGCGTAAAGCGTCCACCAGGGACGCGGTTATGAAGCGGGCACGACGAGCGCAGCCAGCGTGGCCGGCGCAGAGCCGTACCGGTTCCCGGTCAGAGCGATGTAACGCCCGACCGAATAAATCTCGATGTTGCGACCGTCGCGGATCTTGCGACCCCCCGACTCCGGCAGCAGACCGAAGATGTGGAACCCCTCGCCCGACCGCGACACCTCGACGTAGGTGTTCGGGTTCGCCGCCAGAACGTCAGCCGCCCAGCCAGAGACAGCGCCGTCGACAATCGCGTGGTCTAGGTCGATGCAGCCAATGCCGTCGCCCAGCACAAAGCCAATGCCCTCGCCAGCGGTCGACGCTCGAGCCTCAGCAACCGTCGCCCACGTCGCCGGGTTGGTCGACGACGCGTTGCGCCCGTCGACCGTCAAAGGGACTTTGCGCGAGTTGAAGCGCACGAAACGCCGCGTTTCCGTCATTTCAGACGGCAGAAAGTCACGTTTCTTGGCTGCGCGGGAGGCTGCAACACGGCAACGCGTCGAGCAGAACCGAGCCCCAGCCCGCACCGTCAACAGAGTCGTTCCGCAATTCCCGCAAGTCGCCGCGTCCATGCTTCAATACTACTGCTGTTACGGATAATCCGCATGTATCCGGCGATGTTGAGGTGTCCAGTTTCGGACACCTGCCGATTTTTGCACGTAAGCGATTAGGGGTAGGCGGACGTTAGTTGGGGCAACGAAACGCGCTCAGATCGGCTTACGAGGCCGCTCAAGACGGCCCAAAAACACAGGAAAGCAGCTAGCTCAACCGGAATTGCTATCCGGCGGTAAGAGCCACCCCCCCCGAGGGGGACCACCCCACTACATCTAACATTTGAGTATGTTAGTCGGAAGGGGTGTTCTCGTCGTCGTTGTCGTCGCTCTTCTCGACCTTGGGGGAGGTGCGACGCTTCGGCTTGGCTGTGGCCTCGGCCACGGGGCTAGCGTAGCCCTGCTCGACCAGCGAGTCAGCGACGCTGGGCGTGACGTCGATGATGTCGCCGCTCTTGTGTCCGCCGAGGTCGGCGTTGAGTGCGATGTTCATGCTGTCGTCCTTTGTCCGGGGTGTTGTTCGGTTGGTCGGCGCTTGAGTGCTGCTGTCTGTCTGTTGCGTGCTGCTGTCTCGCGTGCCGTCTTCGCGTCATGACAGGGCCGACTGAGCCACTGCAAGTTCGCTAGGTCGTGGTTGTCGCCCGCTTCGATGTGGTCAGCGTCGGTACCGATGCCCTTGCAGCGTTGATCGTGGGCGGTGGCTTGGCATCTGCCGCCGGCCCTGCTCTTGACTGCGCGCCGGATGGCGGGCCAGTCGCTGGGTAGCCGCTGTCTGCGGTCTGATGTTGACCATGCCATTGCTAATCACCTCGGGTGGGAGACGGGCCTTGCGAGGCACGGGGCGCGGCCATACGGTCGTCACGGGCAGGCAAGAGAGATGCCTACACGCGTAATTCGGCGCGTATCGATACTGTTACAGACACAACGCGAAGGGGGCACAAATGCCTGACGAATACCAGCTAGCCGAGCAGAAGAGGGTCGTACAAGCGGCCCTGCTGACAAGGATCCAAGATCTTGCTGTAGAGGCAAATCACTCAAGCGTCACGGGAATGATTGATGATCTGTCGCTTGCTTACAGGCATCTCGACGGTGGAAGCCAGCCTGGCGCTTCCGTCGTTAGTAAATAGGAGCGTCTAATATGCGAACCCCCGCAATCGACTGGTTGAGGGGTTCTGCTCGAGAGGGTGTTCCGATTCATCGCCGCAGTGTTTATGTGGTCGCGCCTCACCCGTTGTCTCGTGGCGTGTGTCTGAGTTTGAACGGGGGCGCGCGGTGTGAGTGCGTGTGACGTGATCGGAAGTGTTAGGGGTTTGCTTGGAACCCAAGGCGCATGTCGTAGTCGGCGTAGTCGTCTTGGTGGCTGAGTTCGGCTTGTGCGAATGAGCCTTGCTTTTCGGGTTCGGGTGCTTGTTGTGGTTCGTGGTGGTGGTTGTCTGCCCA